AACGAACTATGAACACCCCAACCGCCCTCGCCCGCCTGGGCCTGGAAATCGCCAAGATGAAGAAGTCGTGCACCCCGGTCCCTGACCGCACCTTCGTCATGGGCATGATCGAAATGGCCGAGTTCGCGGACCTGATCGACACCCCGACCGCCAACCGTTACCGCGATGCGCTGGACGCCAAGTTCGTCGAGCGCAACGAGCAGCTCAAGAGGGCCGCCGCATGATCGCGATAATCGCCAGAAACCACAAAGCACTATCCCAAGCCCTGCACCGTCAGGGCTTTTCTTTGGTCGCGGACCTGCCTACCCGGGTTCGCATCACTCAGCGGCGCGGCATGCTGATTGCGAGGGTGTCATGACAATGATGTGCAGTCTGTGCAAAAGGTTCGGCATCCACTGGGTTGGCCCGTACGGCAACCTGACCGGCACCAAGTGCCCGCATTGCGGCGGGGAAAACTGCCACGAGGATGTGCAGCCATTGGATCAATGCTCCGAATGCGGTAGCGAAGTCTGCAATGGCGAATGCTTCGGTGACGACATGATGGGTGCATCAGGGTGACCACCCACCAGCGGCACCGGCGCCGCGCCATCCGCACTCTGTCAGCCATCGTTGGCCTGACCTTCCTCACCATCGTTCTACTGGTCCCAGCCATTGGCGGCCTGATCACCAACTAAAAACATTATAACGCGCCCCGCGAGGATGGCGCGGGAGCATTGCCATGTCCGCGAAACAGCAGCTGATCACCATTGACCATATCAGCGACGAGAACGCCCCGGCGATCTACGTTCAAAACGGCCTCAAGCCATTCCTTCAAATGATCAAAGACGAGGTCTGCGGCGAAGTCCCGGACCTGTCAAGCCGTAAGGGTCGTGAGCGCATTGCAAGCCTGGCAGCAACGGTCAGCAAGCGGAAGGTCGCTGTAGAGAAACCTGGCCGCGAATACCTGCGCAGCATCAAGGAATTGCCAAAAATCATCGAGGCAGAGCTGCGCGAGTTCGTACGCGATGCGGACGCTCTGCGCGATGAGATTCGTAAACCGCTAACTGATTGGGAAGAGGCGGAGGCTGCCAAGAAGCTGGAGATCGAAGCCTGGGTTGGCGAGCTGCGCCTTGACCCGCAGATCATCAGTGCTGCTGACTCCGAATACCTGAAAATCAGCATCGGAGCCTTTGAGGGCATCGTGATCGACGGCGAGTGGCTAGGCGAGTACGAAGCTGAGGCGCTCAGATTGAAGGCGGATACGCTGGCGGCGCTGCGGGAAGCTCTGGAAAGACGCACCCAGTACGAGGCCGAACAGGCTGAACTACTGCGCTTGCGGGCCGAGGCCGAAGCACAGGCCCAGCGCGACCGCGATGCAGAGATTGCACGGGTAGCGGCTGAACAAGCCCGACTCCAGGCCGAACAGCGGGCACAGGCTGAACGTGATGCCGCAGTCCGCCGTGAACAGGAACTGCTGGATCAGGCCGCAGCTACACAGCGCGCCGCCGCGCAGGCCGCGCTGGACGCAGAGGCAGCCGCCGAGCGCCAGCGCCTGCAACTGGAACTGCAGGCTGAACAAGCACGCACAGCAGCGACCCAGGCAGAAGCAAGCCGTGTTGCCGCTGAGCAGCGCGCAGAGCAAGAGCGAGCAGCCTCGGTGCTGCGCCAAGAGCAGGCCGTCGAGCAAGCGCGCCAGAACGAACTGGCACGCCAGGCCGCAGCCGCAGCGTTTGAGCTTGAGCAGGCCAAGGCCCGCGAAGCTGATGAAGCGCACCGCCGCGCAATAAACCGTGCCGCCCTAGACGCTTTCATTGCTGGCGGCATGCCAGAGGAATGCGCCAAGCAAGCAGTTAAGTTGATCGCCCAGCGCAAGATTCCAGCCGTTACCATTTCCTACTGAGGTCATCATGAGCCAAGCCGTCGCAACAATCACTCAGGACATCTACGGTGCGCGCAATCAGTTCGCCAACGTCCTGACCGACCGCTCGCTGAACTTTGAGCGAGAGGCTGAATTCGCCATCCAGGTGATCACCTCCGGCGAGTACGCCACCAAGATTGCTGTGCAGAACCGACAGTCTGTGGTCAATGCAATCACCAACATCGCGGCAATCGGTATCAGCCTGAACCCAGCGAAGAAGCAGGCCTACCTGGTACCGCGCGACGGAAAGATCTGCTTGGACATCAGCTATATCGGCCTGATGGACCTGGCCATGGCCACTGGCGCAATCCGCTGGGCCCAGGCCGAGCTGGTATACACGGCTGATTCATTCGCCTTGAACGGCTTCGACAAGCCTCCGACTCACTCGTACAACCCATTCGCAACGGATCGCGGCGATGTGGTCGGCGTTTATGTGGTGGTCAAGACGGCTGACGGCGACTATCTGACCGAGACGATGAGCATCGACGATGTGAATGCGATTCGGGACCGATCGAGCGCTTGGAAGGCCTGGATCAAAAACCAGAAGTCCTGCCCTTGGGTAACCGACCCGGGCGAGATGATGAAGAAGACCGTCGTAAAGCGCGGCTACAAGTACTGGCCGAAGACGGAGCGACTTGAGCAGGCCATTCACCACCTGAACACCGACGGCGGCGAAGGCCTTGCGTCAATCCAAGGATCCGCACCAACCGATACCGAGATGGTGAATGACTGGATTGATCTGGCGATGCGTGCCGGAAGCCTGGAAGCGCTCGCTGAGGTTTACCACAACGCCACAGCAGCCATGAAACAAGCCAAAGATGCTGCTGGCCACGCCCGCTTCAAGGCGGAGGTGACCAAGCGCAGTGAAGCCCTGAAAGCAGCGGCCGAGCCCATCGAGGGCCAGGCTGAGGAGGTGTTAGATGGAGCAGCGTAGCGCTGAATGGTTTGCGGCCAGGCTGGGCAACGTAACCGCCAGCCGAGTCAAGGATGTGATGGCCAGCGGGCGCGGGGGCGCGCCTTCTGCCACTCGCAAAAACTACATGATGGAGCTGCTTTGCGAGCGCCTTACCGGTCAGCAAGGCGGTAGCGACCTTTCGCGCAACGCTGCGGTACAGCGCGGCGTCGAGCTTGAACCATTCGCCTGCATGGCCTACGAGGCTGATAAGGGACTGATGGTGGCTGAGACCGGGCTTGTCATGCACCCCAAGATCCAGGGCTTCGGTGCATCACCAGATGGGCTTGCAGGTGATGATGGCGTTCTTGAAATCAAGTGCCCGAACACCGCAACCCACATCGCGACGATGCAGTCAGGCAAGCATGACCCTCAGTACGAATGGCAGATGCTGGCCCAGATGGCTTGCACCGGCCGCAAGTGGGCCGACTTCGTGAGCTACGACGACCGCTTGCCTGAAGAGCTTCAGTACGTTTGCTTCCGGTACGAGTTCGACTTCAAGCGAGCCCGCGAGATGGAATCCGAAATCACGGCATTTCTGGAAGAGCTGGCCGACCTTGAGAAGGAAATGCGGGAGCGGATGAGAAGCAAAGCAGCATGACCTACGTCAGCAACCACCTAAGCCTGGTAGAGCAGCACCGCCAGCACGCCGACTCAATATCGGAACGCACCGCGCAGTTCCTGGCTGCCGGCGGGAACGTCGCCCAGGTGCCAAGCCTGGCGGGCAATCCGATCCCTCCCAAGCGATCCGCGAAGATTGATCCCGAAACCATCCTCAAGCGCCGAAAGCCAGCCATCACCAGGGCTGAGCGTAACGCGCTGCGCAAATTGGCGGAGGCATTATGAGCAAGCGTAAGCCTCACAACCTGCAGGCGCGCATCGCCCGGTCGTGCCGGTCACTCCTGACATCCAACCATGTCGCGGTGGTGAACATTGATCCCAGCGGCCGCCAGGGCATGATCAATTACAAGTCACTCAAGAACATTGCGCCGGGGAAGATCGGCCAGGCCGTGTGCGGCATCCCTCACCGCTGGACGATCTACATGAGCGCAATGTGCATTGACGCTCGCGGCGACCGCTACAGCAAGTCGGTGGAACTGGCACCGGACGGGGTTTACCTGTCCGACCACCTGGAAGACGTGATCGAGCATTGCTACATGAAGCTGCGCGCCGAGGCCAACCAAAGCCAGATGGTGGCCTCCGGCTGGATCGCCATCCCCGACACTCTGTCGCTGGACGAGGAACACGCCGCGCGAATCTTCGAAGCGGTCGGTGCTTGGCGCCAGGTGAAGGTCGATTCATGCGCCGCATAGCCCGCACCCAGCAACGCAAACGTCAAACCTGGCTCGCACTGCCGGCCAGCGGAATAGAGGAGGTAGGCCATGGCGAAAACACCGCAGGAACGCTCGGCCAAAACCGCCAGGAAGCGCGTGGCGAATGCCGAAGAGGAATTGAGGCTCAGGGTTCGCCCCGGCACCCGACAGGCGCTGGCCGACCTGATGGAGTGGTCAGGCATTACTGAGCAGGGAGAGGCAATGACGCTGATGATTCATCGTCTTCACGACCTTGGCTCGAAGTCCAAAGCGCTACTCGAACCGCCGCGCCACGAATTCAAGATATCCGAAAACGTGGCGCGGGAATTTCGCAATAAAAGCCTGCTCGCCATCCAGAAAGACCCCGGCGACGAGATCATCGAACCCGAATAACCCACCCTACTCGCTGCATCCGGTAACCGGAGGGCGGCGCCTGACTGGAGACAATCCATGAGCAACATTCCCCCGCGCCCGAAGGCCGACAAAGTAATGATCCTTGCGGCTTGCACCCTTGTTGCTGAGAAGATCAACGGCGATGCCGAAACCATCGCCAAGCACTACCGTCGCCACATGGACGGTTTTGAGCTGGCAAAGGAACTCGATAAGTACGCGTCCTGGGACACCACGCGTGATGATATGGATGCGCTGGACGAGGTCGACTATCTCGTAGATCGGGCCGAGGACATGGCGGTTAAAGCGTGGGCCGAAGAGTTCAAGCCCGAGCCGCCGCTGCCTATTGGCACCAGGGTAAAACAAGGCGTGATCACGCGGATCTACGAGCACACCCCGGCTATGTACTGCGTCAAAGAAGACGGCTGCACCAACGACACCCGCAGCCTGCTGATCAAGTTCGAAGACGCCGTAGCCGCCTGATCCGGCTCCATGCCGGTCCCCCGTAATACCCCATATCAACGAATCACGCCAGCAGGCTCAGTAGCAGGTAACCCGGCCAGGCCGCGCCACCGCGCAAGGTCAGCAATCAGCTTGAGCCCCAAGCGCACCTCAACTTCAAGTCTTTCCTCGGGAAGGCTGAGTAGCCGCA